AATTCTAAATCCACAGTGATAGTTAAAAAAGAAAAACCCCTTATTCCTGAATTAACATCTATGGTAGATATACCTATCTTTCCCGAACAGTCTATAAAAACAGTTATAAACTATGTAGCTAAAGGTAGACCGGAAACAGAGTTTAAGCCTGAATATGTAGAGCAAATACTAACTCTCATGGCTAAGGGCATGGGTATAGAATCTGTATGTATGTATTTAGGTATACCGTATATTGTTATGCGGAACTGGCGTAAAAATAATAAAAATATTGATCTACTTATAAAATATGGCACACAGTTAGAGAAGCAATGGTGGATAGAGCAAGGTAGAAGGAATATCTATAATAAGGATTTTAACCATGTCTTATGGATGATGAACATGAGCAATCGCTTTGATTGGGCAACAAATAAGGGCAAAGTAGAAGGGAAGGTTGCTCATGCTCATGCTCATATGCATAAGGTAGATGGAAAATTAGAGATAGAGGAAAAGGTTAAGGAATCTAATGATGATGACAGAATCAGTACAGTCCTTACAATTCTCTCCAGATCTGGTGCGTTCGTTAGAAAAGAACCAGTACAGAGAATTGCAGGAAAAACTGACGCCGAAACTAACTAAATATATTCCTCATATTCCTACACCTAAGCAGCAAGCTTTTTTGCTATTAGAGTGCAAAGATGCATTTTATGGTGGAGCAGCTGGAGGTGGTAAAGGATCTGCTAATACTGCTTTGATTGCCACACCATATGGATTTAGAAAAATGGGTGATCTTAAAGTTGGTGAAAAGATATGTAATCCTAATGGTGGTAATTCGACCATTATTTATAAATATGAATTAGGAAAAAAACAATTATATAAATTTACTTTTGCTGATGGAAGTAGTACAGAGGTTACATCTGATCATATATGGAAGTATTCTGTTGCAAGAAAAGGCAAATGGAAAAAATCTGGATTAGAGTGGAAATTAGCTTTAACTACTCAGTTAATTGAAATGATAAATAATGGAAGAGAGATTTTAATTCCATTATGTAACCCTGTTCAATTTACAAAAAGTTATAGATATGATTATAGGAAGATTCATCCTTATGTATTAGGTGTTTTATTGGGTGATGGGTGGATGACTAATAATCAAATTGGATTTGCTTCTATAGATGATGAAATAATAAATAAGATGTCATATCATACAGGATTTGAATGGAAACGATATGATATATCTTATAGAGTAACAGGGGAAGATAAAAAGCAATTAGATTATTGGTTAAAAAAATTAGATTTAATGAATAAAAAATCTAATAATAAATTCATTCCTGAACAATATAAATATGGAACAATAAGACAAAGATATGAATTATTACAAGGGCTAATGGATACAGATGGAACTGTATCTGAGGATGGTAAAGCTTATTTTTGTTCTATTAGTAAACAACTTGCTAATGATGTTAAATGGTTAGTTCATAGTTTAGGTGGTAGAGCTACAATCTTTACAAAGCCTGGAAAATATAGAGATGTGAATGGAAAAATTATTGAATGTCAATTAGCATATAATGTTTATATAAGGATGCCGGATAATTCAAGATTGTTTCATTTAAAAAGAAAAAAAGAAAGAGCTAATATTTATAATGCAGGAAGATTTGAGTTAAAAAGAAAAATAGTTTCTATTGAAGCAACTACAATAGAAGAAGCAAGTTGTATTAAAGTAGATAATCCAGATGGTTTATATATTGTTGATGATTTTATTGTAACACATAATTCAGACGCATTACTTATGGCTGCTCTTCAATATGTAGATGTTCCCGGATATGCTGCATTACTAATTAGAGATACCTATCAAAACTTAGTTATGCCTGGAGCCCTGTTAGAGAGGTCTGATACATGGTTAGCTGGTACAGATGCGAAATGGGATAGTCAGGCTAAAACCTGGCTATTTCCAACAACTATAAAATTAAAAAATGGAAAAACAGTTCCTGGAAAACCAGCTTCAATTACATTCGGCTATTTAGATAAAGATAAAGATCACCTGCGTTATAAATCAGCTGAGTTTCAATTTATCGGTCTTGATGAAGCAACGGACCTAAGATGGAATCAAATTATTTATTTATTCTCTCGATTAAGAAGGCTAAAAGGACATAATGTGCCTTTACGTTTTAGATTAGCCAGTAACCCGGGAGGGATCTCCCATAATGAAATAAAAAATAAATATGTTGATCCTAAAACAAGAAAAAGAGGTGTAGCATTTATTCCCGCTGGATTATCTGATAATCCATACTTAGAAGCAGATGAATATAGAGATTCATTAAATAATTTAGATCCAGTAACCAGACAACAGCTAATGGATGGTGATTGGAATGTAAAAAAAGATGCTACAACTTTTATGCGTGAATGGTGGCAATTAACAAATCAAGTCTGGCCTAAGGATGAAATAAATAGAGTAGTTAGGTATTGGGATTTAGCAAGTACAGATGAGAAAAGCAAAATTACTAAAGAGCCGTGTTATACTGCCGGTGTAAGAATGATAGGGCATAAAGATAAAATAAAAGTAATGATTGATGATGTTATACGGATAAGAAAAGATCCGAATGCATTAAGAAAGATATTAAGACAAACTGCTGATATGGATAGGGTACAGTACCCAGATATAGTGACAGTGATAGAACATGATCCAGGACAAGCTGGCGACTGGCAAATATCAGATATGCGGCAGAATGTTTTTTTTGATATACCATTTAAAAGTGTTAGACCTAAAGGAAGCAAAGTTGTAAGAGCTATGCCTTATGCTAACAAAGCTGGTGATGGTCATGTGTACTTATTAAAAGGGCAATGGAATTTAAACTATATTGATGAGGCAGAAGATTTTCCGGAAGGAGACTTTGCAGATCAAATAGATTCCAGTAGTGGCGCATATAAAGAAGTAATGCATGGTTTAGTTGGCGGAGTACGTGTCAGAGCTATTGGTGGATTAAGTAGTAAGAGAGGAAAAAGATAGATGTCTAAAAAAATAGCAGATGTTCTAAATCATCCAATTTATAAAGCAACTGAATTTATATTTTTAGTTGTTATTTTATTTTTACTTCTTGCAGGGTTTACTAATTTTAATTTTAAAATTGGTGATTTTGAATTCGGTGCAGGAAAGAAAAATAATATAGAGTTTATTAAGGCTGTGTCTACAGCAGCATTACTACCAACAATATGCGAAAAAGAACAAATAGCAACTATGGAAGATAAAGTAAATCAGATGATACATGTTATAATGGAACATCATGCAAAGCTGTTAAAACAAAATGGTGTAACAGAGAATTATTTTAGCCATCCTCAGTATCTTGCATATGGTTATTTAGTAGAGCATGCGTTGAATCTAATGAAAAAGAATTCAGAAACACGTTTTATTTATATGTATGAGCATTTTAATGAGGGAAATATAAAAGAGTTTAAGGAATATGCAAAGAATACAACTATTGAATTTATAAATGCTGTCGCAGAGATAATACAAAAGGGATGGGTACAAATAATAATAACTAAAGAGCAAAATTATGAATGGACAAGGCAATTAGTACCTAAGATAAGTGAAATGATTTTTGATGTGTTTGAATGTGCCTATGAGACACAAATAAAATATCAGCATAAAATAAAAGAGCTGGAAAATACTTATAATAAATATTGAGGTGTTAGATGAATGGTAAAATAATAACTTGGATATTAGCAGTAACAATATTTATTATTGGTCTTTTTATTCTCTTTACGCAGGAAGCCATTAAGATGGATAAATATTTAGATTTGTGTAAGTTTGTTTCTCCTCTTATTGGTATACCTATGATTGGCATTGCTACTAAAAGCATTATAAAAGAAACAAAGGGGAATAAGGAAAGTGAATGAAAAAATTAAATTTATTATTGTTATTGTGCTGCTTGCTATTGTTTCCTCTTTTATTGGCATGTGGGGAGGATGTGCAATACAATCAGGAAGAGATAAAGCAGAACTTGATAGAGTTACAAAAAAATTATCAGATGTACTCATTATCAATAAAGAGCTGTCAGAAGAAAATACAGGACATATTGAAACTATTCAGCGAATACAAGAACTTGCAAACTCAAGTACCAGAAGTATACAATTATTTGAATCAGGAATTGCAGAACTTAAAGGAATTGGAGAAGCAAAAGACATCAGAATTATCGAAGCTGAAAGAAGAGTTAGAGAATTATCAGAAAAAATTGGAACTATTGAATCAAGAATTGATAGAGATGCAATCAGAATTACAGAACTCATTGAACAGCTTAGATCTACAAGTAAAGATAATTTGGATAGAATCGACAGCGATAGTGGTGTTATGTGGAATAGTAATAGCCTTAATCATTATAAAATAGCAGAGGAGTATAGATGGCTACGCTATTAAACTTTTGGCCAAATGCCCCAGCAGCACCTGGTACTGATACTATAAGTGGGGCTAATTTTACGCCTATGGCCGGGTGTTCTTTGCATGGGGCAACTGGAGACGTAATAGGGTTAAAAAATACTGGTTTCCTTCCGCTTAATTTTTCTGGGTTGGTTGGTAGTATGCCTTATGTGACAGCTAATGCATTAGAAACAAATATTGTTTCTCCTGGTGCCGACTGTTCATTGGCTTTTTGTTTTAGAGCTGGACCAGATCAACCAAATGTTTCAGGATTTACCGGCGGCTGTGCAATTAGGTTTGTAGGTGGGCGTTATATTTTTAAAAGATACGATGGTAGTATTCAGTTTGATGCTTCTAATAGTTATAACATCGTAACAGCAGCGGAGTATGATAGAGGTAAATGGAACTTTTTGGCATTAGTCCGTAATGGAGCAGGAACAGATGTATGGTTAAATGGTGTATTTATAAGAACAACTCCACGTCAATTAGTAATGCCTACTGCTGCTATGTATTTGTTTGATTATGATGCTACGTTAACTCACCCCGGAACTTTGGAATTAAAAGATATTGGAATTTATTCTGGGTTATTGTCTGAAGCAGAAATCCTTGCTTTATATGCAGGGTATGGTACTCCACCTGCTAATTATGAGCAATATGGTAGTGGGAGTGATTTTGGTGCTGGGTGTCCATTGCTTGAGAATGGTAATTTAGATGATTCTGGTAATCCGATGTTGAGTTATATTGATCAGAATACGATTGGTGGAAGAACATCACTTAGATTTACATTTAATGGATGGACTTGTATTGGGAACTGGGTTATGGCTGTTCCTGATAAAACAACTTTATATACATATTGTGAAATGTATATTCCTTCAGTATGTGTTATGGCTGAGACTGGTTCTGCTCCAAATGCTAATTTTAATCTTACAACATTATGCTGTTTAGCTACTCCCGGAAGTACGGCTGCTGGTTATGTATTTAGGCTTTTAGCATTACGCTCTGGTACAGATTTGTTGTACGATAAATTACATTGGTATAATGCAGCAGGTGGGCGAACAGAAGTAGCAATGGATGCCGGTGTTGTACCTCGTAGTGAATGGTTTTCGATTGAAACTTACACAGAATATAATGATGCTAATTCTGTAATTAGGGCATACATAAATGGTACATTAGTTGTTGAAACAATTGCTGCTGATTTTACTGCAAAGAATCCGATTAGGCTTGCAATGTGCGGTCCATATATGGGTACTCACATACAAGAGTATAATGCATTAACAGCTCCAGATAATTATTATGGCATTGCTAAACACTATGTGGGTGATTTGCGATTTTCACTTGGTGGTTCAAGTCATAAAAGAAGATTAAGATCAGCTATGAAAGTATTAGCTGCATAAAATATAAGGAGAAATAGATGGCTGTAACAGGTAGTGGAATAAATAATTTTTGTATAACAGCAAGTGGAGATTCTTTAATTGGTAATTTCTTTTTGCATACTATTCGTATTGTTTTTAGTGCAGGCGCCGCTGGCGATTCTGCATTGTTAGTTGATGGGAATAATTCTGTAATATACCATGCTATTGCT